AAGTTTCCAGACAAAGTTCCGGATCAGGTGGACAACATGAGAGAACTTGGTATGAAGGTTGGAGAACAACGTCCTATTAAGTATATTGAATATTTGATAGAGTTTAAGGAACATGAAGCACATAGGAAATTGCAAGAGAAAGCTAAGTATTCATGAGAGTAGTTGAATTTGATGAAGGGTATCAATGTGCTACTGCTTTTATGTTAGAGATGTATTTTAATGAAGTAGCTAAACCTAAGAAGAGACCTATAGAAAAAAGTGGAGAAGCTTTAACTAAGATATTATCTAGTCATTCAGTTTACTTATTACTAAATGATAAAGATGAGCTTACAGGGTTTATGAGTTGTTACATCAATGATGAGTATGGTATGGTAGATCCTTACCTAGTTTGTGAGTATCAATACATAGTACCTTTCCATAGAGGAGGTAAAGCAGTAGCATACATGACACAAGCGTTAGCAGAACTATGTGTTAAACTACAACTCCCTATTGTTAATACTACCTTTGTTACATCCAGCAGTACTAATAATATGGAAAGACTGGGAGCAACTCCCTTATCAAAAGTCAGTTACCTCTCATTAGAGGAAGCTACAAAAATTTATAAAAAATATACACGAAGGATCGATAGATGAAGATATTCAAGTTAATGAAAGCAGTAGCTAATGAGATACCAAATACATACCATGGAGGAGGAAAGGGCAGTCCTGCACCTATACCAACACCACCACCAGTAGCTCCACCACCAGAAGAAACAGCTATGCTAGAAGTTCCAGAAACAGTAGCAGAAACTAAGAGAGCACAGGCACTAGGAGCTAAAACATTACAGATACCTCTAGGTACAATAGGTGGCACTCAGCCCCTAAACATTTAAGTAGGAGTCACTCATGGCTGAAACAGTTAATGAAGTTGAATTATTAGAAGAATCTGCTAAAGAGAGGTTCGATAAACTAGACGGTGAGAGGGATGTCTCCTTAACCAGAGCAAGACAATGTAGTAAACTCACTATACCTAGTATCTTACCTGATGATGGACACGATGAGAACACAGCTTTAGAAACTCCATATCAGGCAACCGGTTCAAGACTAGTTAATAACCTAGCTAGTAAACTACTACTATCGCTACTACCTCCTAACACACCTTTCTTTAGACTTCTTATAGATGATGAAATTAGAGAAGGAATGAAAGCAGAGGGTGAAGAAGGAAATAAGAGAGCAGACGAAGCAGAAGCTAAACTCATTAGTATTGAACAAATCATTCTTAAACAGATAGAGAGAGAGGCTTTAAGAGTTCCTACCTTTACAGCAGTTAAAGATCTGATAGTTACTGGAAACAGTTTATGTATCAAGACAGAAGAATCTCTAAAGGTTTATAAGCTTAATAATTATGTAGTTCTTCGAGACTTTGAAGGGAAACCTCTGGAGTTTGTTACTAAAGAGACTGTAGTTTATGAGACCTTACCAGAAGATATTAGAGAACAATTAGGTGACGAAGTTACAGAAGGATCTATAGACATCTATACTAGAGCAGTTCTTAAACAAGATAAGTGGTATGAGTATCAACACGTTAACACTATTCCAGTAGAAGGCTCTATGGCTACCTATAAGGATGATGATAAGTTTATCTATATACCTCTTAGATGGTCAGCTATTAATGGTGAGAACTATGGTAGAGGATTGGTTGAGCAATATTTAGGAGACTTTATCACCTTAGAGGGCTTATCTCAAATGCTAATAGAAGCTAGTGCTGTAATGGCAAGAGTTATCTTTGGTAAGAGACCGGGTGCTCAACTTGATATAGATGAACTTAATAGTGCTGAGAATGGACAATTTGTATATGGTGACTTAGAGCAAGATATTTCTGTACTTAGAGTAGAGAAGGGTAATGACCTATCACTTGCTATGAGTATGTCAGAAACTATTACTCGTAGACTTGAACAAGCTTTCTTAGTAGCCTCTAGTGTTGCAAGAGAAAGTGAGAGAACTACAGCTACAGAGATTAGATACATGGCTAGTGATTTAGAAAGAACTCTAGGTGGAGTGTATTCAGTACTTGCCTTAGAGTTTCAGAAACCATTAGCTAATATTCTACTAGCAGAGATAGGAACAGAACTTAGTGATGCTCAGATAGAACCAGTTATCGTTACTGGTATCGAAGCCCTAGGCAGAAATGCTGAACTAGATAAGCTGAGACAATTCAATGGACTCTTGAAAGAACTCGGAGCACCTGAGCAAGTACTTCCTAGAATGAATATAGGAACGTATATTGAAAAGATGGCTAATGCTCTTGAACTAGATACTGTAGGACTGATAAAACCTGATACACAGATAGCACAAGAACAGGCTAAACAACAAGAGGATGAACTACTTCAACAAGGAGCTAGTGGATTGGTTGAAGAAGGTGTTAAAGCAGTTGGACAACCACAACAATAAAGATAGATATAAATATCAATTAAACAAAGGATGATACACAATGGGAAAAACACTACAACAACTAAAGAATGATAAAAAAGCTGGTAAGAAAAATAATAACATTACGGATGCAGATTATGTTCTTAGAGATAAAGATGAAAAAGATAGAGCTAAAAATACTATCAATATGACTCCCTCTATTCCAGATATGTCTCCAGAAGATATTGAGAAGCAACGGATTATTCAAGAAAAGATCGATATTGAGAAAGAGAAGATCAGACAGAAAGAGATCGATGAAGCAGTAGCTAAAGGTGTTGAAGAACATCTGACTAAACTTGAAGCAGATAAAGCTAAAGTAGTAAAAACTAAAACTACTCCAGCTAAGGCTTAATTATGAGTGATGTTATTGAAGGAGGTGCTCCAGCAGGAGAAGCCTTAACAGAACAACAGCAAATTGAAGCAGATGCAGTAGAGAAATTTAGAAAGTCTCAACCCGGCTATGTAGATCCTAATCCGGAAGTGATTGAAGGACATAATGCTGATGGTACACCTATCACACCAGAGGACAATATTCCTGAAAAATTTAAAGGTAAGTCTCTGGAAGAAGTTATAGCAATTTATCAAGATTTAGAGAAGAAACAAAATAAGCCACCAGAGGAAACTCCACCAAAAGTAGAGACACCACCTCCAGCAGACGATAAACCTAATCAAGATGCTACTGGTTTTACTAAGTTTACAGATGAATATACTAAGACTGGAACTATTTCAGAAGATTCTTATAAAGAACTTGCTGATAAAGGTTTCTCTAAAGTTGATATAGATACCTACATTGAAGGTCAGAAAGCACTAGGCTCTAACTTTGCTTCCTCTATCCATGAAATAACAGGTGGAGAAGAAGGTTATACTGAGCTGATAAACTGGGCTGTAGAGGGTATGGATGCTGAATCTATAACTGAATACAACGAAGCTCTGCAATCAGGTGATCAAGCTAAGGTTAAAAGACTGGTCGAATACATGGCACTTAAACGAGGTCAAGCAATCCCTAACCAACCTAACAGAATTAATGGTTCTGGAGAAAGTGGAGGCAGTGGTCTTAAGACTTTCGCCAATAAGAGTGAATGGATGATTGCTACCAATAACAGACTGTATGGAAAAGATAAAAAATATACCGAAATGATTGATAACCGTTATCTAAAGAGTAAGAGAAAAGGCACTCTATAAAAGCCTCCCCACCAGCGTTTCCTCCTTTAGCTGGAACAATGGGGAACTTAAAGTTGGAACTTCGAGTTTATACTTATGATCATATAATACACTCAACCCGTCACACTTCGTGACCAAACTCACAACTAATTCTACATATTAAAATTAATCTTATTCCGAAAGCCCAATGTTAAAAAGTCGAGAACCTACACTGAGGACAACTTAAAGAAGATAGAATAAAAGTAAGTATAAGAATAATCAAATATAAAATTAGGAAAATAAAATGGCTGGATTAACAACAGTAAACTTAGGAAATAACTCTTCAACACCACTAGGTGTACCAACGGAGATGGATAACGCAATCGAGATTTATTCGGGAATGGTAATGACTGCTTTTGAAAGAAAGACAGTATTCCTACCACTAGTATCTCAAAAGACAGCAGAACACGGTAGCTCAATGAGTTTCCCAGTAATCGGACAAGGCTCTGATACAGACACAAACACTCACATACCGGGTACAGAACTTACAATGTCTACAATCTTAGTGAAAGATAGAATCATCAATATCGATGCTTTGGAATACTTCTCACTAAATGTTGATAAATTTGAAGAGAAGATCCTTCACTTTGAAACACGTAATGAACTAGCTAAACAAGCTGGTGAAGCACTAGCAGTTAAGATCGATAAAGCAGTAGGAACAGAAATCCTTACAGCATCACAAACAAGTGGTACAATCGGTGGAGATGTTCTTCAAGCAGATGGTGGTGAGGTTAACAATGATGTTATCTACACTGGAGCAACTTCTAAGGCTAAAGGTGATGCTCTTATTGAAGCAGTGTTCACAGCAGTAGCTAGTATGGAAGAGAAAGATGTCTATGGTGAGAAGAAGTTAGTCGTTAAGCCTCTTACTTATGCTTACCTAGCTCAATCTGATGCTGTAAACAAAGATATTACATCAGGTGACAACGGTGGGATCAACACTGGTCTGGTAATGGATGTAGCTGGTATTACTATTATCAAGTCTAACAACGTACCAACAGTAGCAGTAGGTCAGACATCAGTTGGTGTAGATGTTGGAGAAACTAACACTAGATACATTCAAGGTCTCTTGTTTAATGAAGAGTGTGTAGGGGTGGTTAAGCTCTTGGATATTACATCTGAGCAAAACTACTTACCTAAACAACTTTCAACTCTCTTGACTAGTTATTACTCTTACGGAATGGGTGTACTTAAGCCCGGTGCTAGTACAGTTATTGCCGGTGGAGACACTACAGTAGTAGCAGTTTAAGACTGGAGGTGATACTCATCTAATTAGGGGGAGCATTGGAGAAATCCTTTGTTCTCCCTTTTTTTTAGTTTAGATATAAGGCTAAACATCATATTTAAATTAAGGAAAAACTATGACAGAACTAGCAGCAATAAATAGAATGTTGAGAACAGTGGGGGAATTACCAGTACCGTCTACTGTGGATATAGATAACCTACCAGATGGACACGAAGCTAAAACAGCTAAAGAAATATTAACAGAAGTTAATAAAGAGTTACAAGAGAATGGTTTATGGTTTAACAGAGAAGATATAACATATACACCGGTAGCAGATACTATCACTCTTCCAACAGATGTAATAACAGTTAAGAGAACCAGTGGTAATATTGTTTATGTAATTAGAGATGGAGATCTTTATGATATGACTAATAATACAGCTATCTTTACAACAGATGTAGAACTGTCTACTATAACAGAGATTACCTTCACAGATGTTCCAGCAGTGTTCGCTACCTTTGTTATATATGTTGCTTCACGTGAGCTTCACAAGTTTTTAAACGCTGATCAAACTCTTTTAAAAGAAATTAAAGAGGATATTTATAAACAAGGTCTCAAAGTAGATAAAGAAGATATGAA